TCCGGGGCCATCTGCTGCTGGAGCAATATCAGGAGCATCAGCCAACATACCAACAAGCTCTGCTCCTTCAATTGATCCTGTGGCAACAAACACAACAGATTTAGGTAATACTCAAGGTGCTCAGTTAGCTCCGATCCAAGCCTTCGTTGTAGAGACAGAGATGACAGGAAACCAACAGAATATTAATCAGATTGAAAACCAAGTAACTTTTGGAATAGATGGATGATAAACTTCCGGTGATATATCTCACCATTGACGATAACGAAGATGCTGGAGTAGATGCAATAGCACTCGTTGATAATCCAGCAATTGAGCGTAATTGGATGGCATTCTCAAAGCAATCCAAGAGCTATCAATTCGAGATAACCAACGAAGAGAAGAGAGTGATCTCAGGCCCGTTGATGATCTCTGACCTTCCCATCTTCCGTAAAACGGAGGAAGGAGATGAGTACTATGTCGTATTCAACTCAGATACCATCCGGAAGATTGTGTACAAGTACATGAAGGAAGGCCGAACGAACTCCGTAAACGAGATGCATGAGACTGCTCTCGATGGAGTCTTTATGTTTGAGAGCTTTATCATTGACGAGAGGAAGAAAACTCCAAAGGGATATGAGGAGCTTCCGGAGGGAAGTTGGTTCGGTTCATTCAGAGTTGAGAATGATGATGTATGGCAACAGGTCAAAGATGGAGACTTCCGAGGCTTCTCCGTGGAAGGACTCTTCTCAGAGGACAAGGAGATCAAGGTCGAGAGAGAGATCATCGAGGCTATCGTTGACGAATTGAAGGGCTAAGTGGCACGAATGGAATCTCTGCCTATTTATTGGCAAAGACTCTATTCAATGAACATTTCAGAACTCGTATCAGGGAAACTTCCTGAGATCAAGAAATTACTTTTTACAGAGGAGGCAGCTCCAGCAGTTGAATCAACTGAGGAAGTTGTTGAGCATTCCTTCGAGGATGCAAAATTGATAGACGGAACAATCGTGAGAATTTCGCCAGCTATCGAAGTTGGTGCAACCGTTGAAGTAATCTCTGAGGATGGAGAGACTTTAGCAGCTCCTGATGCTTCTCACGAATTGGAGAACGGCTCAGTTATCCGAACAGAAGGCGGTATCATCGTTGAGGTTCTTGAGGCAGAAGCTCCAGCAGAGGAGGAGGAAGCAAAGGACGAAGAGAAGGAGGAGGAGATGGCAGCAGAGCCAGCATTCGACTCAGACAAATTCAAGGAGGACATTCTTGGAGCAGTTTCTGAGCTGATTAAGTCAGAGATTGACTCAGCAGCATTCGCATCTAAGAAGAATGTGGATGAAGTAACTGAGGCAGTATCAATGGTGACAGACATCATTGAGAAGATGGCAGCAACTCCGAAGAGTGCTCCGACAAAGAAGGTATCCAATCCTTTCAATCCAACAAGTACAAACGCTGACCTTGCTGCTAAGATGGCAGCAGTTATGGCAGCATCAAAGAAATAAACCAAAAAATACTTTTTAAAGATGGCGTCAATCATTGATACTTCAGGCTTAGTAGCCTACATTGAAGAGCAGAACTTTCCACTAATCACTAAAGCGTTAGCTGGAGGAAGAACTGCATCCATGCTAACTCCTCAACTCGGAGTGAAAGGCAAAACAAAAATCAACTTGATGGACGTTGATGTTACCATGCAAGCTGACTCAGGATGTACCTTTGCTGCTGATGGTAACTTGACTTACACTCAGAGAGAGATTGATGCGAAGCCTGTGAAGATCAACATGGAGTTCTGCCCAAAGGATTTGGAAGGATTCTATTTGAGAACTCAGTTAGCTCCAGGAGCTCACACAGAGACTATTCCTTTTGAGGAGCAGTTTGCTAACTACTTGGTTGAGAAGATTCAGAATGAGCTTGAGCTTGTAATATGGCAAGGAGACAATCCAGGAGGTGCTGGCAACTTGGCTATGTTCGATGGTCTACTGATTCCTACTGGCTCTTTCACAGATTGTAATACTGCTGCATACGGAACTCCTCTAACTACATTGACAATGGCTGATATGGTTGAGGCAGTTCAGAGAGTTTACTCATTGAGCGATTCAGCAGCAGTAGCACAGGGAGACTTCAAAATCTTCTGCGGTCTTGACAAGTTCCGACTATTTGCTTCTGCAATTATGAACGGAGGTGGCAATGTTGCTAACGGTGGCGGTGGTCAGCTTAACAGCTACCAGTCAGACTTCGACCCGTTGAGAATGATCTTTCCTGGAACTAACATCGAAGTGGTGGGAGTTAACGGATTGACAGGGCTCAACGGAGTTTATGGATTCTCTCTTGCAAACGCATTCTTAGGAATGGACTTGGCAGAAGATTCTTCCAACCTTGAGGTTTGGTACTCTCAGGACGATCGCAAAATGAAAGTTGCCTGTGAGTTCACCATGGGAACGCAGTTCGCGTATCCTGACCAAGTTGGCAAAGTAGCCGTATAATTAACCTGATTTAACGGAGGAGGTTTCGGCCTCCTCCTTCACTACCTAAATACTATAAAAGATGCCATGTGCCTTAACTAAAGGATTTACGCTCGACTGCAAAGACTCAATCGGTGGTGTGAAATCGGTGAGGATTGCAACTCTTGCTGATTATCTTATTCTTGATCCAACGGTATCAGGAGCAGAGATAACTGCGTGGACAGGAGTGACTACTCCGTTCTTCAAGTATGACCAATTGAAGGAAACGAGTTCTATGACAGAGACAATCAATGCCTCTGCTCAGAATGGAACGGTTTACTACACTCCGGAAGTAACGATTGTATTGAGCAAGCTCGACCACGAGAAGCGAAACGAGATCAAGCTACTTGCTCAGAACAGACTTGTTGCCATCGTTGAGACTAACGATGAAGTGCCTTTGTACTTCGTGGTTGGAGTTTCAACAGGACTTGAAGTGTCTGCTGGAACATCAGCGACCGGAACAGCATACGCTGATCTAAGCGGTTACAATATCACTTTAAGCGGAATGGAAGCGGCTCCGATGTTGCAGATAGAAGCAGCCAATGCAGCTACTCTTGTTGCAGCAGTAACGAACTCAACTACCTTCCCATAATTGACTACATTTGTGATCTGAGTTTTTGCTTTCTCAGTTCTTTTTTTCATGTTTTGAGAGCTGCCCTGATAGGGTGGCTCTTTTTTTTTGGCACGAAATCTCTCATTTGCTACTTACCTAAAATAGATACCAATGGCCTCAACAATTACGGCAGCAGATGCTACCATCACGATCACAGAATCTCTCTCACTCGGAGGAGTTGACAGAGGAGGATCTCATACTCGAACAATCTCATCAGTTGCAGAAGCTGATCGCAGAGTGATGACAGTATCAAGCTCCGGAGAGATGGACTTGATAGAACTGAATACCGATAATGGACAAGGTAAATTCGTGAGAGCTTCCATTCGTTATATCCGTATCACGAACATGGACAACACAAACTTTATCAGAGTGAGATTCAAGAAGTCAGGAGCTGAAACTGCTGATGTGAAGGTTGATGCTGGAGCTACATTTATGCTTTCAACGGGCTCAATGGATGCTGATACAGGAGCTGGAGCATTCTCCGCTTTTGTGGACATTGACAACATCTCTGCTCAAGCAGATACTGCTGATTGTGATATTGAGTTTGTCATCTTCTCGGTGTGATAAACATCAACCAAGATACTGCTAACACGGTTGTGGTCACTCTCACAGAGAAGGGGACTGCAACATACTATCTCTTCGAGTTCAAGTCTGATACTACGGAGGGAGTGGTCTATGCTATCGCACAAGATGCCAGCACCTTCCCTGAGAGATTCAACAAGTTCACTCTGACAGAAGTCGGAAGTGGAACACCTACTCCAGCGAATGGAGAGATCAAGCTCTCGAATGAGGGACAATGGAGGTATTACATATATGCGAACTCCTCCTCCTCTAATGTTGATCCAACAGGGTTAGATATGCTGGAGCAAGGAATAGTTAAAGTTACAGGAACAATCAGCTCAACTCCGACCTATTCCGGAGGCAATTCAAGTTATACGGTTTATGGAGAATAACATCTCAGTACTAAATTTTGCGGCTCAGAAAGTTCCTGACTTCAAAGAAGCAAGGGGCAAGGATTGGATCATGTTCGGAACTGAGGGCGAATGGAAGAATCGCTATCCTGAGTACTTGCTTGACCTTTACAGAAGGAGTGCAAAGCATCACGCGATTATCAACTCCAAGAAGGACTATGTTGCTGGGCAAGGTTGGTCTGTGAATGCTGAAGGATTGAATACCTTCCGACTTGCAGAGCTTGAGGGATTCGTAAATCATCCAAATCAATACGAGTCACTTGATGACATCCTGGAGAAGGTTGCAATGGATTACGAGCTATATAATGGCTTCGCTCTTGAGATAGTTTACAATCAACTGAATGATAAAATAGCCGCGATATATCATGCTGACTTTGCTCGTTATCGTTCTAATGAGGACGGCTCTTGTTACTACTATTCAGAAGATTGGAGCAAGCATAACCCTGTGGTTGAGAAGATAGATGCTTTCAACTGGAAAGAACCGGAAGGAAAGCAACTGCTATACGTCAAAGGTTACTCTCCGGACTGCAAGTACTATCCTCTTCCTACTTACTTAGGCTCAACTGCTTATATTGAGCTTGACGTTGAGGTTGCTAACTTCCACTTGAACAGCATTCACAACGGGTTCATGGGCGGCACGCTCATCAACTTCTACAACGGAGAACCAACTCCGGAGGAACAGGAAGAGATTGAGAGACAGATTAAGGACAAATTCACGAATACCGACAACGCGAACTCTATTGTTCTCAATTTCTCGGATTCAAGAGATAGAGGAGCTGAGATTCAGCAGTTGAACGGTAACGACTTTGACAAGAGATTCGACATCCTCAACCGAACGGTTCAAAAGGAGATATACGCTGGACATCAAGTGGTTGATCCTGCACTCTTTGGAATCAAGGAGGAAGGCTTATTCACTTCGAGGACTCAACTGATTGATTCGTTCGAGTTGTTTCAGAATACCTATGTGAACAATCGGCAGCAGTTTATTGAGAGAGTATTCAATGAGCTTGCAGCTCTTCAAGGATTCGAGCAGAGGCTATATATTCAAGATACAGAGCCAATATCCGTACAATTCTCAGAGGCTACCGTTGTGAGTGTAATGACCAACGATGAGATTCGAGAGAAGGTCGGACTTGAGCCATTGGAGGAGGAAGAGGCAAAGGAAGTGGAGGCTCAATTCAACAGAGAGCTTCATCTTGAGACTCTGATAGATGCTGGCTCTGATAGGTACGAAGTTCAATCAGAGGGCAGATCATTTGACTTCGCAAGCTGCAACTCATTACAGGAGGCACGAATGCGAGAAGCCGAAGCGTTAAAGTATTGGTTCTCTGAGCTTGGTCCTGTTGAATCAGCTATCCTTGAGATATTAAAGAAGGATCCAGCAACTCCATACTTAGCAATCTCAGCAGCATTGAACATCTCCAACGAGAGACTGATGCAAGGACTCCAGGAACTATCTAAAGCGGAGGCTATTGTGATAGAGATTAGCGAAGTGATAGACTCATCTCAGCGAATCACTAAGGTTACAGAGAAAGGAGAGAAGATTCTCAAGGACATCAAGCCAATGGAGGAGAGATTCGAGATTCGATACGTTTACGGACTTCGTTCCGGAGCAGGATCATCTTTAGTCATTCCTACAACAAGGAAGTTCTGCAAAGATTTATGCGATGTGACTGCTGGAGAGAAAGGAGGTAAAAAGACAGGAGGACAACTCGGAGGCAGTATGACATGGGATCTTGAGGAGATTGTCAACATGGGAGTAAAGGAAGACCTTAATGTATGGCAGAGAGGCGGAGGATTTTGGGGTAACTCATATCATTGCAGACATGAATGGAAGCAAGTAATAGTAAAGGAGAAGAGATAAGATGGCAAACGTACTATTCATATCGGAAAACTTCGTTAAGGACAACACTCTCCTTCACGAGAACATTGACTTCAAGTTCATCCGTCCGGTCATCATTCTTTGCCAAGACATCCATCTTCAGCCGAAGCTCGGAACTACGATGTACGACCAGCTTAAGACTCAGATCATTGGAGGCTCGCTGACAACGGAGAACACTACTCTGTTGAATGATTACATTCAACCGATGCTTCTCTATTGGGTGCAAGCAGAAGCTCCATCAGCGATCTCTTACAAGTTCCTCAATAAAGGACTGATGCAACAGAGCTCAGAGAATAGCTCAACATCTTCCCTTGATGAGATTAACTTCATATCTCAGAAGTACAAGGACAAAGCTGAGTGGTACACGGAGAGATTGGTCAACTTCCTACTTGAGAATGATGCTGATTACCCAGCATATCGAAATCCTGATAGTGGACTTGATGTGATTCAGCCTGACACTCGCACATATACTACCGGAATGTTTCTCGGTAGAAGTAAACGATGGACATCTTTAGAGGATAAATATGAGTCGAAACGCTAATCTGAAAAACCAGCAGAAGCTAAGAAAGTATGTACACTCTCAACCAAATTTTCCAACTGATCGAAACAGAAGCGAATGCTCACCAACAGGTGAAGCAGTACGGTCAGGGAGACGTTTGGGAAATAAGTCCGAAGGAGCTTGACTATCTCGTTCTTTGGGCGATTGAAGAAGGTGCTTCTGTAAGTGAGAGAACGCTGACCTACAACATCCGACTTCTCGCGATGGACAGAGTGCTTCCAGGAGAGGAGAATGAGGAGGAAGTGCTCTCAGATACGCTACTCATATTGCTTGACTTTGTTGCCTACTTTCGCCAACTTCACACGGAGGATGTAAACATCCAAACGAGCGTTTCCTTCGAGCCATTCACAGAACGATTCGATGACAAAGTAACAGGACATTCCTGTGTACTTTCTCTGACTCAACCATACAATTACAACAAGTGCCAAATACCAGTTTAAAATGACATACGATCAAAGAATAACAGGCTCGAAAGGGAGCAAAGTTTTAACAGGAACAGGAGCTCATACTTCTCTCGGAGGTTACTGCTTTATTGTCCAAGAAGATACGGTGATCACCGTTTTTGAGGTTGGAGGAGTTGATTCCCTTGCAGCTTATGGACTCAGCGGAACGACTCTCAAGGCTGGAGCATATATCTCTGTTCCGGAACAATCAACGATTACTGCAATCACAATGAGCAGCGGCTCGGTGATTATCTACAACGGATGATTGGCTTGCTAAATAGAGCAAGGCTCCAAGCTTCAAGCGGGGCGGGTGGCTTCGTGTTTGGTAATTCGTACCATTTTGATGGGGTTAACGACAACATGAACGAAGGGGGTGTAGATTCGTCTACTTGCTTTAACCCATTCAATCAAAC